GATACCGTAGTTGGTAGAGCAACGACAGATACTTTAACAAATAAAACTTTAACAAGTCCAGATATAAATACTCCAGATATTGATGGTGGAACAATTGATGGAGCAACTATTGCAACTTCTGATATTACGGTTGGTGCAGGTAAAACTCTTGACGTAAGTGCAGGAACACTAACATTAGCAAATGACCAAATAAGTGGTGATAAGATAAACGGCGGAACGATTGGTTCAGTAACTATCTCACAATTAGCAGGTGCATTAGACGCTAACAATCAGAATATCACTAATATAAATGTTGATAGTGGAGCTATAGACGCTGTAACACTTGGTACTAACTCAGCTATTACTGAAGCACAGATAGATGATATAAACATAAATGGCAATACGATAAAAGATTTCAAAATTGCTAGTGGTTCAGCAGTATCTACAGGTTCATTTGGAGCTATTGTTATTGATGAGATAATTGGTAATTGGACTAACGAAGGAAATACAGTAGCTGATTTGGGAACTGTAACAACTGTAGATATAAATGGTGGAACAATTGATGGAGCAACAATTGCCACATCTAATATCACAGTAGGTGCTGATAAAACATTAGATGTTTCAAGTGGAACATTAACTACATCAGCAGCACAAAAGGTAGCAATTATTGGTGGTGGTGATACTGATGATTTAAGTGAGGGTTCAAGTAATCTTTATTATACGGACGCAAGAGTAAAAACTAAATTAACTGCTGAAGCAGTAGTTAGTGGTTCGGCAACTGATGTTCGTACATTCTTAAATGTTGATGTAAGTGGTACTGATAATAGTACTTTAAATGGATTAACTGCAACTGAAATCGGTAAGGCAATTGTAACAGGTTCAGATGCCGCGGCCGTTCGGAGTACAATAGGATTAGGAAATGTTGAAAATACAACATTATCAACATATACTGGTAATGGTGGAGCATTAGATAATCAATACATTGCAAATGGAGCTGGATATATAACATCATTTACAAACACGGTTGATATGGGTGATGGTTTTAAAGTTAGAGATGATGATGACGATGATGTAACTCTTACAGAAAATACTTATATAAAATTTCTATCCGCAACAGGAACTGCTGGAACTAATTTAGCAGGTTCTGGTACTACAGGTGATCCATATGTAATGACAATTACAAGTCCTGATACTAATACAGATTTATCAACAAATGTAACACTTACAGGGAGTTTAGATTATCTAACAATAAGTGGACAAGAAATCACAAGAAATGCTATTGATTTAACTACCGATGTTACTGGTGTTCTTCCATCTGCAAATTTAGATTCAGATACCGCACATTTAAGTGGTACACAAACATTTAGTGGAGCAAAAACATTTAGTTCTCTTGCTAGTTTTACAATGGACGGTAATACTATTACAGGTGTTGATGATTCAGGTGAATTTACTGATGACGATGCCCATATTATGACTTCTGCAGGTGTCGCAGATAAAATTGAGAGTTATGGTTATCTTACGAATGCAGGTGTTACTTCTATAGTGGCAGGAACGGGTATCGATGTGAGTGGTGCAACAGGGGCTGTAACAGTCTCTACCGAACAAGATATTGATACTGGTGCAGATGTACAATTTAATGATTTTAGAGCAGATAGTATTGGTGTTGGAATGGCTGCAACAAGTACAACTGGACAATTAGATGCAGCTGCTGATGTTATTGCATATAGTTCTTCTGATAAACGATGGAAAGAAAACCTTATTCGTATATCAGACCCACTTGAAAAGATTGGTAAGATTAGTGGATATGAATTTGATTGGAAAGAGTTAACAGAAGAAGAAAGAAAAACTCAACACTCTCAAACAGGACATGATATAGGTGTTATTGCTCAAGAAATACAAGAGGTATTACCTGAAGTAGTTAAAGAAAGAGATAATGGATATCTTGCAGTTAAATATGAAAAAATTGTACCATTATTAATTGAGAGTATTAAAGAATTAAAATCAGAAATAGAAGATTTAAAGAAAAAAAATTAAGTTTTTGGATAAAAACTTGATATTTATATATAGTTAATAAAGTTATAACATAAGGAGTTATATAAATGGCAAAATCAGACGAAATTAAATTCACAGATGAAGAGTTAAAATCACTTTCAGGATTGAGAGATACTTATGCGGGAATCCAAAATGACTTTGGAGCAATTAAAGTAAGAAAGGTTCTCTTATATCAACAACTTAATACTTTAGAAGAAACTGAAGTTCAGTTGGAAGCTAAGTATACTGAAACTCAAACTACAGAACAAGAACTTGTGAAAACTTTGAATGAAAAGTATGGTCCAGGTAATCTTGACCCACAATCAGGAGTATTTACACCCGTAGCTACACCTGAAACTGATGTTATTTCAGAAAAAACTTCCTAATATATAAAAAAAATTATCAGGTTGACCCATTTTGGGAATTTCAACTGATATTTATTAATCGAAGTATATCGTTCCGATATATATAATTTATAAACCTTATTAGGAGAATAAAATGGCTGAAAGAATAGTAAGTCCTGGAGTGTTTACAAGAGAAAAAGACTTATCCTTTCTTCCACAAGGTATTGCTGAAATTGGTGCAGCTATAATTGGTCCAACAAAGAAAGGGCCAGCATTTGTACCAACTCAAATCTCAAGTTTTGGGGAATTTCAGAATGTCTTTGGAGATGTGGATAGTCGTTTCTATGTACCCATGACAGTTCAAGAATATTTGAGAAATGCACCTTCTGTTACGATAGTTCGTGTATTAGGTTTAGGTGGTTATCAACCAAGTTCAATACGATTAAGTTTAGTAGCAGCTGGAACAGCTGCTGGTGGCGGAACTCGTGTTGCTGCAGTATTACACCCTTCAAGAGCTAATAGTTCATTAGATTTGGGTGCAGCTGCAATGACAACAGTTGACGCAAGTGCAAATTGGAATGCAACTACACTAACAATTAATAGTGTTGCGAAAACAATTTCATTTGATACTGGTTCAGATAATTACATAACAAAAGTTTTTGGGTCAGACCCACAAACAACAAACACAAATGTATATGTGTATAAAGAATACAAACAATATGTATCAAGTTACGGATTTGATGCTAATGTAAGTTGTAGTGCAGCATCTGCATCAGCTGGTGAAGATTTCACCCATGATTATGCAGTAGCAACCACACCTTATATTATATCACAATTAAGTGGTGGTGGAAGAAAGAATCTTTTTAAAGTTAACACTCGTTCACATGGTTCGGATGTTACTTCAGAGTTCAAAGTTGGAATATCAGATTTAACTGCAGCAGGAAATGTTCCTGGTAGTGATTATGGTTCATTCGCACTTCATGTGTTGAAAAATAATCCAGGTGAAACTGATGATGGTACAGTACTTGAATCATTTACTAATTTAAACTTTGATCCAGATTCAAAACAATTCGCACCACGACAAATTGGTGATAGATATGTAACAATTGATTCAGAAGGCAAATTAACACACAATGGTGATTGGCCAAATCAATCTGTTCACATTTATCTAAGTGATTGGGAATCAAACCTTGAAGGTATTAATGAAGCATTAATTCCACATGGGTTTGCAGCAGCAACTAATCCTACACTTGGAACTTCAACAGTACCAAGTGCAAGTTTCGTAACTGCACAGACTAATACTCTTGGAGTTTTTGATCAAAATGTATATTATGGTTGGGATTTCGCAAACGAAAATAACAAACAATATCTAGCACCATTACCAGCAAGTGCAGGTTCAGGAGAGAATGCAGCATTTTCACTTGAAAATATGTTAGGACATGCATCTGCAGGTTCAATTGGTGATACACAAGAATCAGTTGCAGACGAAGCAATTACACTTGCATTATCTGCTAAAGCACAGAGAAAATTCGTTGTTCCATTTCAAGGTGGATTTGACGGACAAGACCCTTCAATATTAAAAGCAACAGGTACTAATATCGTTGCAACAAATACACAAGGACTTGATTGTAGTGGTGCCGCAAAGAGTGGTTCTAAGGCATACGAAAGAGCAATTAATGCTGTAAGTAATCCAGATGAATATGATATTAATTTAATGGTAACACCTGGTGTTATCCATGAATATCACTCTTCTGTTACGAAACACGCAATTAGTAAACTCGAATCTCGTGCAGATGCTTTTTATGTTATTGATGGTTCAAGATATGGCCGTTCAGTAGCAAATGCAGTTAGTGATATAAAAGCACTTGATACGAATTATGCAGCAACTTATTATCCTTGGGTCAAAATAGTTGATACTTCGAATAACAAACCAACTTGGGTTCCGCCTTCAGTTGTATTACCTGGTGTAATTAGTTTTACAGACCAAGTAGCACACGAATGGTTCGCACCTGCTGGTTTAAATCGTGGTGGATTAGGAAGTGTATTAGAGGCACAAACAAGACTAACACATACAGAAAGAGATGACTTGTATGAAGGTCGTGTTAACCCAATTGCTTCTTTCCCAGGACAAGGAGTTGTAGTGTTTGGACAAAAAACATTACAGGGAAAACCATCAGCTCTTGATAGAATCAATGTACGAAGACTATTAATTAGACTTCGTAAATTCATTGCTTCATCTTCAAGATACTTGGTGTTCGAACAAAACACAGCAGCAACAAGAAACAGATTTTTAGGAATAGTTAATCCATTCTTAGAATCAGTTCAAGCTAATAGTGGTTTGTCAGCATTTAAAGTAGTGATGGACGATTCTAACAACACACCAGATGTTGTTGATAGAAATGAGTTGAGAGGACAAATCTTCATTCAACCTACAAGAACTGCAGAGTTCATTGTGTTGGATTTTGTTGTTCAACCAACTGGGGCAGCATTCCCTGAGTAAGTTTAACTTATAAAAATACTGTCTTATAAAGAAGAGCCCACATTCAATTTTGAGTGTGGGTTTTTCGTTTTTATAGGCATTTTTAAAATATCGGGATGCTCCAATTTGTTTTTGAGGGAATTTTTTACTCTATAGGAAAAACTTCTAAAAAACTTCGAATAATGATGTATAATTATAATGTATGTAGTTTCATTTTTTTTAGATTTTTGATATTTATTATCGAAGAAAAATTAACGGCAATTAATTTAGGAGAATAAAATGGCCGACATACTATCAGCAGACGAAATCTTTTTTACACCGTTTGAACCGAAAACTAAAAATCGTTTCGTTATGTACATTGACGGAATACCTTCTTATTTTGTAAAGACTATGAATCGTCCACAAATTACTTTTGAAGAAGTTGAATTAAATCACATTAATGTTAAAAGATTCATCAAAGGTAAAGGTACATGGGAGCCATTAGAAGTAACTCTATATGATCCAATCGTTCCAAGTGGAGCTCAAGCAGTAATGGAATGGGTAAGACTACACCACGAATCAGTAACAGGTCGTGATGGATATTCAGATTTTTATAAGAAAGAGATTAAATTTAATCTTTTAGGTCCAGTTGGTGATAAAGTTGAGGAATGGGTATTGAAAGGTGCTTTCATACAAACCGCTAACTTCAACGATTTAGATTTTGCTAATGGAACTGATGTCGCTGACATATCGTTAACACTTCGTTACGATTACGCAGTACTATCGTTCTAATACTTATAAGGAAGATATTATGAATTTTATAAAAGAGATGTTATCAGATGATGCTAAAATCTCAAGTAAAAGGTTTATCGGCTTTGCATCCTTCTTCATGTTAGT